ATTGGGAGTCTATGCGTAAAAACTTAGATTGGTTTATGAAACACAATGCCAAAGCTTACATGGTCTTACTAGATTAACTCCTTGACCCTGGCCCTAACGGGCCAGGGGTCCCAAACAAAATCCAATAATCAATTATAAGTTGCACCCGGTCCCCCCTTTTGTGTAAAAGGGGTCCCACTACTCTAGGTTGTATTGCTTGATTTAGACAGTTATAGCTGGTAAAAACATATTCAACACTTTAAGGTGCGAAAAAAATTTTTTAAAAATTTTTATGGAATTAAATAATATAGATATAAGTAAACTACCTGCAGACGTACGTAGAAAGTTTAAACAGCTGCAAGTCATGCATGCTGAAAAAAAGATACAGAACAAAGCTAAAGATGACTTTCTTTCTTTTGTAAAATGTATGTGGCCTGATTTTATAGAAGGCTCGCATCATAGACATATAGCAGAAAAATTTAATAAATTAGCTACGGGCGAGATAACTCGTTTGATAGTAAACATGCCACCAAGACATACTAAATCAGAGTTTGCTTCTTACTTATTACCAGCGTGGATGGTGGGCCGTGATCCAAAGCTCAAGATTATACAGGCAACGCACACCGGAGAACTAGCCATTAGGTTTGGTCGTAAAGCAAAAAACCTTATTGATAGTGAAGACTACGGCAAGATTTTTAAAACAAGATTACAAGAAGATTCAAAAGCAGCCGGACGTTGGGAGACTGCTCAGGGCGGTGAATATTTCGCAGCTGGTGTGGGTGGTGCGATCACGGGCCGTGGTGCAGATCTTCTAATCATTGACGACCCACATTCAGAGCAAGATGCATTATCACCCACAGCTTTAGAGTCGGCATACGAGTGGTATACGTCAGGTCCACGTCAGCGTTTACAGCCTGGTGGTAAAATTATTTTAGTTATGACTAGATGGAGTAACAAGGATCTTACAGGTAAACTGATACAAAACCAAAAAGAAATAAAAGCTGATCAGTGGGACGTGGTCGAGTTTCCGGCAATCATGGACCACGGATCAAAGGACCAGAAACCTGTATGGCCTGAGTATTGGAAGTTAGATGAATTAGAAAAGGTCCAAGCAACACTACCTGCTGGTAAATGGAATGCACAGTGGATGCAAAACCCAACAGCAGAAGAAGGCGCAATATTAAAACGAGAGTGGTGGCGAACTTATACAGGTGAAGAGATACCTAACGTCTATCATGTTATACAATCTTACGACACAGCTTTTCTTAAAAAAGAAACTGCGGATTACAGTGCAATAACAACATGGGGTGTATTTTATCCTGATGAAGACTCAGGTGCTAATCTTATATTACTTGATGCTGTAAAAGGCAGATATGAGTTTCCTGAACTAAGGCGCTTGGCTCTTGAACAATATGATTATTGGAAACCAGAATCAGTAATTGTTGAAGCCAAAGCATCAGGTTTACCTTTAACATATGAACTTAGAAAAATGGATATACCCGTTATGAATTTTACACCGTCAAAAGGAAACGACAAGCATGCAAGGGTCAATTCTGTTGCACCTTTATTTGAATCTGGTATGATATGGGCACCCGAACAAAAGTTTGCGGATGAGGTCATAGAAGAATGTGCAGCATTCCCATATGGCGATCATGATGACCTGGTCGACTCAACCACACAGGCACTCATGCGATTCAGGCAGGGCGGTTTCTTACAACACCCAGAAGACTATGTTGAAGAAGAAAAAACAAAACGTAAAAGAGTGTATTATTAATGGATGACATAATAAAATTACTGCAAGAATTAATGACACAAGGGCCTAAACCAAAGGGCGGCATTGCTAGTAGTCAAGAAGGTATAGAATTTTTAGGTAAACAATTATCCAAAGAACAACGTGGCAGTCTTATGATTGTAAACTCTAGATTAACAGACGCTAGTCAATTTAAACCTTTCTCTATTGGCAATGTAGGTAGAGACAAAAGATTTAAACTTATATCTGATTATGAATCAGATCTTTCAAATGAGTTTAACAAAACGGTAGAATTTTTAAAAGAAAACCCGGATATTAGATTAACGCAAACTCAAAAAGATAATATCTTCTACAATCTTGGTGTGTTTAGAAGAATAACAGATGAAAAAAATAAATTAGAAAAAGGTATTATTGAAGATGGCAAAAAACCAAGTAATGTTTTAGACATGGAAGGAAATGTTCTTGACCCTAATGAACCGATTATGGGCGGTACACAAGACATTGAAACAAGATTTAGATTAAACGTGGATAGATTTAAAAAAGATTTTAATGTTCCCGATGAAGAAATGGAAAAAATACTTGCACTTTCCCCAGAGGAGCAACAAAAAATAGTAAAAGAATATATTGATAAAGATTTTAAAGAAAGAATTGAACTTTCTGATTTTGATGTTACAGACAAAGAACCAAACGCACAAGGAGGCATTGTTGGCTTACGTATTTGATCCCATAAATAACACGTTGATTGATGACGAGGACAAAAGTCTTGGTAATAAACTTGCGTTGAACGATGATGAGTTTCAAAAACTTCTAGACATACCAGGTGTGTTCAGAGCAAGCGAGGCACCACAGCCACCGCCAAGACCAGACGTTCAAGAGATAGAAGCGATTAATAGATTTATGAGAGATAACCCTGTTGAAAAAGCAGAGGGTGGTAGGATTAATCAAAACACGGGAACAAATATTATGACTCTTAATCCTTTGTTTCCAGAAAAAGATCCTACTGATTTTGATAGTTTTAAACCCTTAGATGTACCTGGTATGGCTTTACCAGTAGGAGCAACTCTTGGTGGTATGAGATTAAAAGATATATTTTTTAGTAAAGACAAAGGTGATGATAAAAAAAATATTATTCCATCTAATGATAAAATTCCATCAGGAGATAAACCACCGCAAGATCCACTAGAAAATTTAATTACACTAACTAAAGCAAAAGATGTTTTTGATACCATAGACAATTTATATGAAACAGGTAGGTCAAATGAAATACCCGAATACAGAACAAAAGAATTTGCTAATAATATTAAAAATCTTGTAGACAATAAGTATGGTGGTAATATTTCTAAATTAGCAGGCGATCTTGGTATTGAAAGAGTTCGAATAAATTCTTTATTTAAAAAGCATGGAATTAAACCTTTACGAGAAGGTAATAAAACTATGCAAACTATTTTCTTAGAACAAGATCAAGATAAATTATTTTTAAAAAATTTAACTGATGAGATGAAATACGATGATCAGTATTTAATAGATAGAATAAAAGAAAGATATCCTAACTACGAACAAGATAAGAAAAAATATTTTAATTTTAAAGATCTCGCAGAGATGACTGGTATGTCATTTAGAACAGATAATTCTCAAACATTAAAAACAGATCAAGATGATTTTCAAACAAGATTAAGAAAAACAAATCAAAAATTTGATTTAAAAACACAACCTGGTTTTGGAAAAGAAACTAAATATCAACTTGAAGACTTTGTTAAAAAATTTACTAAATATAATTTAAGTAAACCTGTTCAAGGCACAGGAAATTATCAGTCTAGATTAAGAAAAAATTTTTTATTAGAACAAGACACTAATCTTGTTAATGTAAAAGATAGTGTTACTGGTGAAGTTAGAAGAATAACAAAAGATGTATTAGGTAATAATTTTACACAATATGCTTTAGAACAGATAGGTCATGGTGTTGGTGTAAATAATCAAATAGCTTATAAAAAATTATTTAAAAATTCAAATGTAGGTATTGCAACAGAAGTTTTACAAGATCCTGTTTTAAACGTTGAAGTATTGTCAGGTAGAAATTCAACTGCAAAAGGTTACGAGTCTAGTGAAAGAAAATTTTATTCTATACTAGAAAATTTAATTGGAAAAAAATCTACTAACGAAAATATAAAAATAGCTACAGATGCTCTTAATGGTTTAAACGAATTAAGAAACAAAGCAGCAAATGATGAAAGATTAAATACAAATTTTTTAAAAGATCAATCTAATAGAATACCAAAATTTAAATTAGATCTTCCAGAAATAGGTAAAAAATTTAAAAGCGGTTTTTTAAATGTAGATATGTCTAATATAGATCCTTCTGTTTCTGTTGGAAGAATATTGGAAATTAACCCAAATGCTAAAACATTTGATGATTTGTCAGAAGAAGAGCAAACACTTTACAAAGAAAATTTAAAACAACAATTAGCTGACTACGCACAATATTTTTATACGGAAGCTAAACTAGATAAAGATGATGTTAACGATTTGTATGAAGCTTTAATGGAAGATGATTCTATTAAAACGAAAAAAGCATCGGGTGGTGGTGTAGAAATTACTCCACTACCAAGAGTTAATTTTAACAATGGTGGTGCAGCAGGAGCCGATGTAGATTTTGCAACACAGCTAGAGTATTTTTTAACAAACGAGGATGCGGAACTTCCACAACTATCAACATACAAAAAAACAAAAAATCCAATAGAAGTATTTAACGACATTATCGATCCAAGAAATTATCCATACTATGCAGATGTGTTAGTTAGATCTGGTCTTCGTATTGGCGAATTTGGTGCAAGAGTTCTTCCTGCAACAGGAAAATTAATAGCTGATGCAATACAAAAAGGTGCTTTTAAAGTTAAAAAGACTGACAATAACTATGTACAAGATTACACAGATATAATGCCATCGAATATTAAAGGCACAGGAATATTCTCAGAGTTTTTAGAAAATATAACACCAACATCATTAGAGAAAAAAGTTGGTCTTGATAAATTAATTAAAACAGAGGAACAGAAACAAATAGATAGAGGTTCAACTGCTGGTCCAAAAGTTTTTGCAGACACTCTTGGTCTTGGAGCCGAG